GGCGGCGGAAGTAGTATAATTATTACATGACTAGATTCATGAGAAACGTATTAGCTTCATCAAGACATAGAGAACAACATATACATAGCTTCTCTATATGCCCTTGTATGTATGAAAAGAAACAATCTAAGTTTAAACAATTACTGATCAGAATCTTTAAGATTACTAAATAATCTAATATAAATAGATCAAAATCTCCCAAAATTTCCCCTGTATTTTCAGGGGATTTAATGTATATTTATCCTAATTGACATTACGATCACATGTCTAAAATCACGGGGCTATGCATATAAGATCGAAATTGTCAATAGGATTTAGATAACGATTATATAACGGTTGTGCCGCAAATGATTACGAAGATAAGTATAGATGTTCCATAACACATATAAAATTACTAATATAAATCATTAGTTTATTATTACATTTCTTTATATAATATACTCCACAAAGCCCCACAATTCCCCACTATAATCCACTCTATATGGCTCTAGAAAGCACAAAAAGAGTAGCGATGAGCTACTCTCTTGCAACAATTAGAGATATCCTCTCTATAGGGCTCCTATGACCTCTATATAGATCAGAGTGTATATATCATAGGTTATAGTTCTTTATCTCTCTGAGAATCCGCCCAATCTCTCAAACCATCCTCATCAAGATTAATTGTAATACAATAGACATGTTCACCTCTCATACCAATAAGCCATGCTACTGTATCTAGTATTCTAGACTGCCATTTTTTCATAGCTAATATCTGCATTAGGCTTCCTTCCGCCAGCTTAAAAATGACTTAATATATACTGCTGAGTAAGCTGTAGCCATAACTATAAAACCATACTGGTCAGTAGCTAGCGCATACAGGATCCAGATGCATTCATTGAGTAGGAGAATTAACCATCCCCAGATGGTTTTCTTACCTACCAGAAATATGCCTGTTACTCCGATAACCGCTAAAATCCATGACCACATTCTAATTCTTCTCTCTATAGACGCTGATGCCAATATACCAATGAATCAAGTTGAGAACAATTGACCTATCATAATGGCAATATGAAAGTCCAAACCCATACGAGTCCCATTTTCCCCTATATAGCTCCCATTTAAAAGGAGGCTTCTTCTGCCGCCGACTCACTAGAACCAGACTTCTTCTGTAGTATGGATCTGTATATCTAGTAAATATTGTAGTTGACTAAAATCATCTGATGGGTATAGGTAGCGTACTTCATCTACGATCCCAAATTCCAGAGCAGTATTTAACATATGTTCTGAATATGAATCCTTGTCAGGCTTGGCAGAAAAGTAGACAACATAGTAGATATCTGGGTATCTACACTTAATTAGACTAGCATTAGCAATAGCCTTCTTTACGTTATCTGTTCTTTTGGCTCCTGGCCTCTTGCCGTCGCCATCTTTTCCACCTTTAGCCTCAACATACTCTGTGCCTGCTACAAAGTCTACTTCGCATCCAGTTCCAGGCATATAGACATTCTTTTTGATATTCTCAAAGCCTCTATCGGCAAGATCAGAGACAACCAGTGCCTCGAACTCATCCCCAGACTTCTTGGATTCAGCTTGAAATGTCATATAAAATAACTAAAGAAATTCTTTAGTCTTTATCCTCTCACAGCGATAATGTTCTTAGCAGAGATAATTAGATACTTTTCGTTATCTTCATCTGTAATCTCTGTAGCATTACGGTCATTGAAATAGACAATATCTCCTACATTTAGGTAGTCAATAGGAATAGTCTTACCTTCAGAGTTATGCTCTCCACCGCCCAGTGCAAGTACTGTAGCCAGCTTGAGTTCATTATCTGTAGTCATATTGGTCAGAACTAGACCACTCTTGGTAGTCTTTTCTTCTTCGTCAATCTTCTTAATCAAAATCAAAGCGCCTAGTGGCTTGATCATATTTTACTTCTTTCTAGTAGTTTTCTTCTGTGTCTGTGATTCTTCGTACTTCTCATACCATTTCTGAGCTTCCGCCACAGACCTCTGGTATAGTTTTATGGCCTTATCTCTAGCCGTATATGCATCATCTACGAGCATCTGCATGTATGCTACATGCGCCTTAATATCTGCATTGGTGGCTCTAATCTGGCCAAGTCGCATACCTATCCCAAAAGATATCATGCAAAGTGCAATAGTTATTCCCATATGTCTTCTCCCGTCGGCTCACTCAGTGTTTTCTAATGCATGGATCATATCGCTATATGCGAGATCTTCTGTCTTAGAACCTAAAGCTAGAAATAGCAAGCCACCGCCTGCTTTTCGGCAATATGAGTACCATAAGCCATTCTTCTCTGTGTAGGTCTTAATCACTGTTCCATCTTCAAGTTTGTGTACTGTCATAGCAGCCCCCACTCTATTTCTTTTTTGGTAATCTTATTCATTATATCAGCTTTAATAGTAATGTCAAAGCCCTCAAACTGCATCAAACGGTCTAAAAATGACTCTACTGAGTCATCTGTGCCCAGCTGGATTTTGTCTCCGTCATAGCACCCAAAGCGTGAGGACAGGGACCAATCCTTGTACTCATTATCAAACTCCAGCGTCAGGGTATTCCAAGTCATGCCACATAGTTCACAATCATAGTCGCTTCCCAGCTCCCACTGATACTCTTCCATGTAGCTGTAATCAGCCATTTGTGCACCAGACTTTATAGTCAGTCATAGTCTGATGAGTATCCCAATACTCAATGTCTTCTTGTTTCATTCCACATTTAACGCATCCCACTGCAAACTCCTTATCAAAATCTTTTTCAGTATCCACCCAGACACTCATTTCTAGTATGATATAACCTTATTTTAGTCATAGTCTTTCTATTAGGAGCATAAAGCTCTTCACCACAGCATGCTGCTTTTAAATACCACTCCTTGGCAAAGAAATCATACTTAAGACCGCTTTGATTCTTATACTTGTTTGCTACAAATATAGCAAACGGATCAGGTATTTCAAGATTGATCAACTATCTGCCTTTCGATTTGACGAGAATGTTATACCAGCCCTAGGTGTCGCTGAAGAAACATTATGAGGTGTATTTGCTGGTATGGCTATCATGTCTCCAGGACTCAATAAATATCTAAAGCTTCTGCCATCTTCCAGATCAACATCCCAAATAGTATTACCTATGCAATTCCAAAAGAACTGGTCTGTTGGATCTTTATGCTTACCTAGATTGCCTATGGCATTAAAGTAGCTAATTAGAAACACTGGCCTTTCCATAATTCCGTCATCATGATTGCTGTTTATTTGATTATAAAAGTCTTTATATCCGTGTATCGTATTTTGTATCTCATCATCAAATACCTCAACTACAAAATAGTAGTCATTTAGTATTCTAAGATGATCTCCGCCCAAATTTCTTGCATAGTTTGCATGCTTTATAAAGAAATCCCAATCTGGAACATTCTTATCAAAACCATAGAAAACTGTAGGCTCTTGTAGATTTAGTAGTCCCATACAGTCCCCTCATAAAAAATGAGCAGTTTACATAGACGTGCTCAGGTCATTTTTCCTACCCACTACGGTGAGGAGAGTTAAGAATAGTTTTAAGTCTTATTCAGGACTAGTAGCAGCGATGGGATTCGAACCCATGACCTTCTGGTTATGAGCCAGACGAGCTAACCGAGCTGCTCTACACTGCGTCGTGTATTGATAATTATAGCCTATTTACAGGGGCTTGTCAATACTATTTAATCCACCCATATTCATGATTTGAGTGCATATCTCCACCATCTTTAACAAACTTATTAAAGATTGCGTCTGGCATATCCTTTAGTTTAGCTGACCAATGATCTGGCGTAGCAAAGTTTGCAAATAACATTATAGCGTAATCTTCTGGGTTTGTCGATGGATATTCTGGCCTGAAGTGTTCTTCCTCATTGCCCTTTAAAAAGATCCCATGGCCTTGTATGTCTGGAAAGAACTTATCCACAACCATTAGTCCCCAATCTGGGACTGTTGTTTCTACTACTAGATCAATTGTGTGGGTACATGGAAGGTTGTCAATATGATGACCTAGTCTTGGTATATAGCCATCGACTATCTGATACTTAGCCACCGATATGTATGTTGGAATAAGGCTACTGTCGTTGAAGCCGTCTTTAGCAATATTTAAAAATATATCTTTCATCTCATCTGTATATTTTATGTGAGATAAATATCTGCCATAGCTTTTATTATATTTACATGTATCTAAAGATAAAGATTCATATGCAAGTTCCCGTATTCTTGCAAATGACTGATCATCTAATAACTTATCAACTGCGTATGTCTTCAATTGATCTCCTAATCTTAAACCCGTATTCCTTTTCCCAAGCTATTATGTCTCTCTCATCGTTTAATAACGGTTGACCCTTTACATTTAGGCTGGTATTAAGTAGCATTGGCACACCAGTTTTTAAATAAAACTTGTTTAAAACCCTATAGAGGCCAGGATTCTGCTCTCTATTAACTGTCTGAACCCGTGATGTGCCATCTACATGCACTACAGAAGGCACCAAATGGGGTTTTAAGCACTTTACAGCGTATTGCATATATGGAGATACGAAATCCATATCAAACCACTTAGAGGCGTGATCTTCCATAATTACAGGGGCAAATGGTCTGAACATCTCCCTCTTCTTTATTTGATTAACCTTATCTTTTATGTTAGGGTCTCTTGGGTCTGCAAGAATACTTCTGTTTCCCAACGCTCTTGGCCCAAACTCCGCTCTTCCGCTTGCAACTGCACTAATACCATTTGAAAGTATGTCTTTTATAATGTCATCAACTGGATATTTACCTGGAAGATCATAACCTAAATAAGGAGTGTTAAATTCAATATGCTTTCCGTAAACAGCTAATGCCGCACCAAGGGAACTTCCTGAATCTCCAGGACTTGGCATGATCCATATATCATTAAATATATCCCACAACTTAGTATTAGCAGAGCAGTTTAAAGCACATCCTCCCATGAATACTAAATTCTTTTTACCAGTAAGTTCTTTTGCATACTTCATAAACTCTAATAGTCTTAGTTCATATACAGTTTGAACTGCCGCTGCAATATCAAATTTTTCCTGCTCACCAATTGGCTCGTCCCAATCTATAATGCCTTTATGAAAGTTATACTTCTGTGTGTTTATGTCAGGAAAGTAAGCATTAATCTTATCAAAGTATCTTGACTCATATCCATACCCAGCCATTCCCATAAGAATATATTCTTCTTGGTTTGGTATTAATCCTACTAAGTCTGTAAATGCAGAATAAAATAGCCCAAAGCTAAGCGGGTAGTTCTTCTTATACTTTAAATTGATCTGATCGCCTTCAGCTACCCATATTGTAGATGTATTCCACTCTCCAATGGCGTCTAATACTACGACTACTGCATCGTCAAATTTGCTAGTAAAATAGCCTGCCGCCGCATGTGAATAATGGTGTCCTATATTTGTTCTTGGGAGCTCATCAAGTATTGTGGTCTCAAAATAAGGTTTCGATGCCCCTTTGCCACCAGCTAAAAGCAGCCTGCTCTTCTTCAATAAGGGCTTTTCGTAGTAGGCAACATGATCTGGCAATACGTATCTAATACTATCTTTTAAAAGATGGTTGTTGGTTGATGGGTCATTCTTTATTTTACTATATCGTTCTGCATGGCCAGCAAAGACTAAACGACCTTCGGATATGACTGACGCTGATGCATCATGAAACCCTTCACTTATACCAATAATATTCATTAGTAAATGAACTTATCTTTCTTGAATGGTTTCCTAAACTTAATCTTTAGTATCATTATTACTCTTTTAATTCTGGCCATCGGTATATAATCTCCTTGTAGTATACATTTGCAAGACCGTCTGAATATTCAAATCCTGGGTGGGCATCATCCCTTGCAATCTTGTAATATTTGCTATCCTTTTCATGCTTATTCTTTGCAAACAACATTATATCAACACTTTTGTATGGAATAAAGCTCTTAAACATGTGTGTTTTGTGGTAAAAATCTACATCAGTATCTTCCCATGAAGTCCATAGTAGCTTTATGTTTGATGCAGAGCAATACATCTCAAGGCCCAGCATTGCATTGTACGCATACCATCTATTTTTTTGCCTTAAAGAAAAGTTCTCCATATTTATAGTATTAGAATACTCATTTCCATTGTAAGAAACACTTCTCAAAGTTTCTGGCGTGTGGACTAGAATTACGTCTGGTTTTCCATACTTAATTATATACTTATAGATATTTGCGACAATTAACTCTGTACTTCCGCCTAAAAATGATAAGTTAAAATATCCAGAAGTCTTTGTGATCTTTGACATTTTATCGTACACTCTTGCAGTCCAGTTTGACCTATATGGAAGCCCTTCTCCAAGGGTTGAGGAACATCCAGCAAACAGTATGTGTAGCCCTTTGTGTGTCCCTGTAAACTCATCTGATCTATGCCCAGAGCTATTCATGGTGTATGAGACTTCGTTGTCTTCTGGAACGTTTCTTATTACTTCCCCGAAACATCTTAATGTTGTCTGTGAAGCTGGAAGTTCCTTGTGTGCCATTACCACATTATTTTGAAAATGCTCAGATATTTCCATTATTCCATTGTATCACACTAGTAAAATATAAACAATCTTTTGTATATTTAAACATCTTAATGTATAATTATACTATTATGAACTCTACCCTTCAAGCAATCATACTAATTGGCGCTGCAGCATCTGCTCTTGGCGCAATTGCCTTCTTTTTTACCAGAATATTTAAGCTTTTTGGCACATGGTTTACTTTTATTCAGGACTGGTACGGTACAGAAGAAAAGCCTGGCGTCATAGAAAGACTTCAGGAAGGCAATCAAAGATTCGATTATATTGAAGGTGAACTTAAAACAATTAAAGAAGAACTATTCAATAATCACGGATCATCATTGCGTGATGCAATTGATAGAATTGAGGCTGCAACAGTAAAGCCTAAGCGTTCTTCAACTCCCAAGAAGTAATATAGTCTAGGGCCTTTTCATATGGATAAAGGCTATAAACAGTCTCTTTATGTATTCTATCTTCCATGGGAATCCATCTAGAATCTTCATATACAGAAAACAACTCAAACTGATAAAACTTAGACTGATTTATATTTTCTACATACCTTTTTACAGCGCTAATTAGCTTTACGCCGTAGCAATCACTCGCCATCTGGTCTGCCCAGATCTTCCCAAAATTTTTCTCTGCCCATCGCATCAGTATTAGCCATTGGCTCACCATCTAGTTTTATGTCTGATAAAAGATCATCTAGTACGGTTGCTTTATCAAGATCTAAAGATAGACCCAATACTCTATAGTATGCAAAATCTACACCAGAGGCCATAGAAAACTTACCATGATCCCTCAGCTCTTTTGCATCTTTTGCCAACTCATCGGCAATCTTTTGTCTAATCTCATCTTCCTTTACAGAAGAATTCATTAATGAACTTAGTATGTCATCCATTTGATTCACCAAACATAAAGCTCTCAAGCTTTGCTCTAGGAACGGCACCGATGTGTCGTCTAATTTCTTTTCCGTCTTCCTGGATTACAAAGGTGGGTACGCTTTGAATGTCGTACTTAGAAGTAATGTCTTCATCATTGTCAATGTTAACAAACTTAATATTGATTCCTGGATTATCTTCTGCAATTTGAGACACAATAGGACGCATCATCTTGCAGGGTCCGCACCAATCTGCGGTAAAGTAAAGCATTTCTCTCATATTCTATCCAATCATGTAATTGAAAGTGGCAGGGGCTTTTTGCCCCTGCCCTCTCCTATATTAAGTTGTATAGATGCCAGTACTTGGAAAGGCACAATTATATTATACCATTATTTGATTTTAATAATCTTAGGAAGCTTCTCTTTAGGGATGTTCCTGTCGATATCTACTGTCAGCATTCCGTCCTTTAGGACTACCTCAGACACTTCCATATATTCTCCAAGCTCAAAAGACCTTGTGAACTTTCTGTTTGCAATGCCCTTATGAAGGACCTCTGCGTCTGTTACCTCAACAATTTCACCAGTGATCATGAGGCTACTATCCTCTACCGATACTGTGATGTCGTCCTTTGTAAAACCTGCTACAGCAAGAGACAAGCGGTACTTGTCCTCATCTAGCTTCAGTAGGTCGTATGGTGGGAATGCCCCACGGTTAATTTGATGTAGGCTATTGAATCTTTCTACTTCACGATTAAAGCCAATAAAAAATGGATCTCTAAAAAAATCCACGCCAAACGTATTTACCATTTTATGCTCCTTTTAAGCGAGTTAGTATGTTGCCCCCCATTGGGCAGGCATCTATATTATATCACGCAGAAAAGTTGGAGTCAAACGTTTTATTATGCTTATCTAAGGCTATAGTAGAAGACTTACTGATGTCCTTGCTCCAGAATGTAGTATGGGTATATCTAAGCCCAGAGGTTATAGGCGTAATACCATGAAAATGATCAAGGTCTCCGCTAAATATTGCTAACACTCCTGGCCCTGGAGTCACTGTAAAATTATTGTGTTGAGGGAAATATAGGTCTCCCCCTTCAAAATCACTATTTAAATAAAGCATTGATGTGAAATTCTTGCTAGTAAAATAAGTTTTATATACATTTATCATATCTTCTGTCATGAAACCCATGCTTGCATCTGGCACTTTAGATGTATCATACTCTTCTAAAGTAAAATCTCTATCTAAATAATCAATGTGAGGTTGTTGTACATTATGATATGGTAAACCCCATCTAGCGCATTCCCAAGATTCACTATGTAATGGTACATCTGGTTTAAAGAAGTCGAGCAAGAGGTCCTTCATTCTCGCCTGAACATTATTTGTAAATCTCAAAAAATCAATATGAGACTTATCACCAGCTTTGTATTGATCATAAAGTTTATTTATATTAACAACACGATCATCCCAAGTGCTAGCAAACCCCATAGTGTCTTTTGGCTTGTTGTCGTGAGACCATAAATTTAAAGAATCCGCATAGTCTACAATATAATCGCAGTGCTCTTTGCTTATAAAATTATTAACTATTCTGAGCTTTGGAGATGTATAATCAATTATTTCCATTATTTTACTTTCTTTCCAAATCTTGCCCACGCTCTTTCATGTGCAAAAAATAGAAATGTCTCAAATAGCATTTCAAGGGATGCTATGATGGCAGCTAATTTTAGACTGCCAGTCACAGCAAATCCTATGGAGGCTACCATGAGAATATGTAGCATATGCCATGTAATTGTTTTGTACATACTTCTCTTGGTAGATTCCATTGTATTAACCCTTCAAAGCCTTAAATGTTACTTGATCAACAATACCAGTTTCCTTAAGACCCTTAGCCTTTTGAAAATCTTTTACTGCCTTTTGTGTTGCTGGGCCAAAAGATCCGTCTGCTTTTAACTTAAGATAAGTTTGAACATTCTTTACCGCCTGACCTTTTGAGCCTACCTTTAATGGTTTAAACTCAGATGCTACCTTAGCAACAACTGGCTTAACAGCTGCCTTTGCAGCAGGCTTAGCTGCAACTGGTGCATCAGATGATCCAACCTTAGACAGCAATGGCACATTTTCTTCTCCAGCATATACTGGACGACCCCAACCAACAACTGCATTCATAAGCTTTGGCTTATTATTCTTTACATATGCACGAGTCTTTTCTACGCACATTCCGCCATTGCGTTGGTCTCCCTTTGCAGTTCCTGAAGTATTTCCTTCAATAACCTGTATAGTTCCATCACCATTATTCTTTACACAAAGACCTACGTGTGAAATTCTGTTTACACCATCGTCTGGGAAATCAAAATAAATCCAATCACCTGGTGTTGGATCATCATTGCGAGCATCTGCCCAACGATTATTCTTCTTAAACCAATCTGCTGCTGCAACTGTTGATGCAGACTTAGGATACTTCTTTGGATCTAGCCCTGATGTAAATGCAGACCAAGAAACAAATGACTGACACCATGGAAGGAAATTTGCACCCGTCCACTTGCCATATTTTGTTTCGTTATCTTTTGGACCTTCAATTGTTCCAACTTCTTTCTTTGCAACTTCTATGATTGCTTCTAATGAGCCTTTTGTAGCCATTTTATACCTTCCTGTTCCGCCCATGAATTAGGGGCATAGGTCTATTATAACCCATGCCCCATCATCAATCAAAACTACGCTTGCTTATCTACTTTAGCAAATGCTGCGTTAATTTCGTCTGAGCTAAGCTTTCCATCATCTAGGAATGAGCGAGCTAGTCTTTCTACAACTGTAGCTACTCCTAGAAGTCCAGCCATTGTTACAGCTGTTAGAGTATTAATTCCTACTACTGCTCCTGCTCCAATTACTGATAGCCCTGATGCCGCAAAAACAGCAACGATTCTAAGGAAGATATTCCATAGGTTTGTAACTGCTCCACCAAGTGCTTCAGCACCTGTTGCCTCATCAATGATTGTTATATCGATCTCTTTCTTTCTTGCCATTTTTACTCCTCCCTATTTCTAATAGGACTTGTTATTATCCAAAGTGCTGTGGTTGCCATGATCCCATAGCCAAC